CATTATTGAATAAATGTCTGTGGTATCTAACACAGGTGTATCCTGAACATAAGTTCCTCCCGATATTTGAGCGTATTGTTCCCCAAATTGAGTAAGATTAACTCGTTGATCGGCAACATAAACATACTCATTAAAATCCGTAATTGCGTCAGGTGCCCCTATTAATCTTAATAACATTTCAATTGACTTCCTTGTCCCTTTGGACTTGAATAGATATGCTGAATTTAATATTAAATTTCTATAGTATTGGTAGTTAATTTCTTCAGGTGTTTGTCCTTTAGACAGTCCTGTAAATGTGTTTTCACCACTTGAGAATACGGAATTGAGTAACTCTTCATTAGTAATTGGTGAGATATTATCTCTCCATCCTAATGTTTGTGCCAAATTCTTTAAAAGTTGTGATGGTATATCATTTTTAACGGTGTAATGAACCGAATTCATATAAGCCAAAGCTCCTATAAATTTCTTTGTTTCATCAAAACTTCTACCATATATTTGAAGTAGTTTTTCAACTTTTTGATCTTGCGTATCAAATTCCTTAATTGCTCCTGTAGTTAAAAATCTTGAGATTAAGTTAGTTCTATATTCATCCAAGTTTTCCGCAATACCACTTAATTTTAATAAGTAACCATTAAAATCGTTACCACTAATACTTAAATTCCAAATACCACCAATTGGGAAAGTTGCAACTTCTTGAGAGATAGTATATGTCCCATCGTCATTTTCCACAGGTTTACTGAAATATGCGGTGTATTTTGGCGTTATTTCCCTATTTAAAAGGAAATTCTCAACCTGATCAAAATCCTCATTAAATACTTTGTTCACATAATAATCCGTTGGTCTTATTACGATTGAACTAAAGATATCCGAAGTCCCATTAAATGGATTACCTTCAACATATAACTCCAATGTTGTATCTGTATCAGTTGTTGGTATCAATGTATTGATTGGGTAACTAACCCCCTCTATGATTACTTCGTATTTTGAATATTCAGTTGTTAGGTTTCTCAATGGAGAAACTGTAACTTCCCTTAATGTTAAGTTCCTTGTCGCATTTACACTAAAATCAATATCAAACGGATTACGAATTAGATACAATGGAATCTCAAAATAAGTTTCATTCTCAATAACATCATACGATGATGAAGTCACAGTTTGTCCTGTAACAAATCTTGTTGTTGACGATAAAACTTCTAACGCCGCGGGAAAGTAATTAATTATTTTAGTGATTGACACCGAGAATCTTTTCGCCAAAGAACCATAAATCGTAAAATTTGTAATTTCACTTAAATCATAATTTGGGTAAACTTGGAAATTTTTATTTACCAATAATTTTGATTGTTCAATATCATTGATATTCATTGATTCCAATGAAATAGGGTCAGAGAACGATCCGATTGAGAATGTTCTATTAACTTTTTCGGTCACATTAGTTGTGAACTCAAAGTTTGCTTGAGTAAAACCTCCACCGTCAACCAATTGGAATCCGACAAGATTGTCTGAAAAACTCCCTTCTCCGCTAGCCTGTGGTGGGCAAGTATACTTAATAATCGCCATTATCCTGTTATATTTGTAAAGTTTTTAGTAAAATCAATATTATTTCCTCTGTCCTGTCTAACCTCATAAAGAAGTTCATTGAACTGATCTTTAATTTCGTATAGGTTGTATTGTTTGTAAATATTATTATCACTGTCGTAAATAGTGTAGATACCATCGTCAATAGATTTGGTTTGATTACCATAAAGAGCAAGTGCCAATGTAGATATATCGTGCTCAACAATTTCAATCTCCGTTGTTACCGGGTTGAAATAAGTGTTGGTTATTACAATATCTTGATTTGGTTGTCCGATGAACGGTGTTGCGTTTGGTTTGTTAGTCGGTGATGATGACGGTGAAAGCGTGCAAAACACTAAATTAGTGGTGCCTTCAGTATATCTATATCTAATTGATTTTTGTGATGTATTTGTAAGATTTTGTATTACCGGTTCACAATAAAAAGATGAGGTTATCATCCTGAAAAAATTTGGAATTTTAGTCCCATCAGAATTTAAGTATTCAACTCTAAATCCTATTAATCCTTGATTTACAAAATTATTTCTGAATTGTGAAGGAACATTATTAACATCAATAACAATACCCTTAACATTTGGTAATGCCGATAAAATACCACAATCCGTAATTCTTGTTCTTATCTCTGCAGGTCTAATATACAAGGTATAAATCCCCAATTTATTGAAAACATCCGCAGGAAGTTTTAGGTTATATAATCCACCTAAAATTTCAACATCCGCATTACCTCCAGTGGCGTTATTATTAAAATAAGGTCGTAATATTGTTTTTGCGTCCAATTTTGTCAAAACAAAATTATCTGTATCATCCCTACTTGGTGTATAATTCAAAATGATGTCTACATCATCAGGACTAACATCTGCGGGTCTAATTGTCCCATACGATCCTGTTGCCATTATTAATATCTTTTATATTGTTTATCGTTTTAAATATAAATACCTAAAATCATTGTTTTTCCACTGAAAAAAATCCGTACCCATATTTTGTTAAGTCCCCAACATTATCAACTTCACCTAACCTCTCAATATATTCTAAAGCGGACATTTTACCTCTTTCTATGAATATGTTGGATTGTATTTCAGGTTGATCAATGACATTGATTAACGCTTCATTTTTTGTTATTGCGGATAATACCAAATCATCTTGAGTAAACCCGGAAGATTGTATAACATATAATGTTGTCCCATCAGGATAATCATAATAGTCAACACCATCTATTGTATATGCAACATAAGTTCCGCTTGGATCCGGACCCCAATATGTTCCAACAGTATTTGATGTTCCCGTTACTTGTATTCCAGGTTTAAATTTACCTTCCGCCAACATATATTTAGGACCATATTGTTCCAAATCGTTAATTGATGATTGAGTATATCCTGTTATAGTAAAAGGTACGGTAGTATAATTATAACTGTAGAAATCGTCTATATTAGTATTGGAATCTCCCGTAAATATGTATTCGTAATTAAATGAAGTTGCCGACCAATTACCTCCCGCAGGTGTGAATGTCGCAACACCAAACGGATCCAAATTTGGGACAAAAACAAATGGAACTGTTATTGTTTTTGACACTTGGGATATACCCCAAGGTGATGTGGCAGTCATTGTTATCGTATATTGATTATCACCCAATGGATAATTGTGCGATAGTGGTGCGGTTCCCGTTATTGTTTGAATTGTTGTCCCATCACCCCAATCTACCTTAAATGTTGTTAATTCTAAAAACTTTTTAAGTTCCACATCCGATGTGTTGTAAAAATAGTAGGTATATGGACTCCCCGTTGTTGCGGAAAACATAAAATTAGTGATAACTTCTTTTTGTAATATTGCCCCATCAAAAACAGAATAATAACCGTAATCAACACCTGTTTGTGTTAGTAGAATAGGAATTGTTAACCCTGTTAATATTGATGTCCCACCTGAAGCTCCCGATAAGACATATGTCATTCCGGTATACACACCTGTCGATCCTGTCAATGTGTTTTCGGTAATTCCTGTTATAGGACAACAAGGATCAATATCGTAGATATAATCAGTATCGCCAGTGTAGTTAACCGTAATTAAATCCCCTTTTATGTTTTCGGGTGATATTTTAAAATAATACTTTTGTTCAACCATTTTATTAAGGATTTACATATTCAAACCAAACAATTGGATTGTTCTCTAATCCTACTCTTTGTATGTTATTATCAGTTCTATACGCCTGATATGTTTTATCATTATAATTTAAATTAACTTTGTAATAAAAATAATTATCCCCATTAAAAGTATATGGATTTGGTATTTGGAACTGTGGTTGATTCACCATAGTTGTATAGATACCGGTACTTCCATTAAAAAATTTAGCGGACATATAAAATTGAGATATGTCAATAAAATTTCGTTTTCTTAACCAATAAATAAAAAACCCTTCCTTATCACCAATAAAATCTAATCTCATTGTTGGTTTTTTAACATCAACATTTGGTAGTGATGTGGAGATTGTTACAGATTCGGTTAATCCCTGTTGGACAGGTAAAATTATCGTGAAATATAATTTTTGATTTACAGGGTCTGTGGTATCATAAAAATCCAATTTAAAGAATGATTTGGTGAATGGTTTACTATAATAGTATAACTCTTTTTCGGTAAATCCCGCAGTTAAATAACTACTCACATAATTCGTAATATTTGCCGATGGGATATTTTGAGGTAATCCATCGTAAAAATAAAACTCATAGTTTAATGAAGTTTTTAGAACATTCAGTATTTGATAATCGTTATGTGAAAACCTATCTACCTCAAAATCATTCGGAATTCCAAGAACCTCACTTAAAACAGTTTTTTCATAGTCCTCAATACCACCGTCTCTACCCCCAAAATCCCATTTAAGTTCTATTGGAATGTCAATTTGTTTATCGTTAGTTGGTATTACTATTTTATATTTATTCACACTCATCTATTGTAGGTTCAGCAATTTCGTTTATGAATTGGTCACCAATTTGACTACCTTCAGGTATTAATCTAAATATGTTTTCAGTAAATGGATAGTGTTTACCATTTATAAAAGGATAATCCACACCATTCCCAAGATCATCAATGAATCCAAAATCATACAAATCTCTCCATCTAAAACTATTTGATAAATTTGAGTAGAATGAATAATCCGGAATCCCAACGATTAATTGAGCATCCCCTTCTTCAATATAATCAGAAAAACTTCTAATCACAATAGGTTTATGTGGTCGATAATAATAACCCAATTGGTTGGGGTTATTAGATGTTGTATTTCCCGTTAGATTAAATCTTAATGAATTAAATGTGAATTTGTGTAGTATGTTTGATACCACTCTTTCTACCTGATTATAGGAATTAAATTCACAAAAATCCCCATCAATTATATCACCAATTTGTAAATTCTCGGTATAAACAAAAGGACCAACGGGTGGTGTTGTTTGACTAAAATAAATCCCAATTGGTAAATTTGTATCCGATGATGCATTATTAACATTCCACCAAGGTGATGGTTGGTTATTAACCAAAGGTAAATTAAATGTAAAACCTTCTTTTAATGGATTTGTCCACCCAAAATAACCTTTCCATATTGTTGTAAAATATAACTCACTTAAAGGTCTTTTTTGATTATCAATTAAATCTGTAATGTCAATATCATCATTAAAAGTTAGGGTATACGCTTGTCCTCCTTCCTTTACGGAAGTTCTAGTAAGATTATTGGGGGTTAATACCGCATTCTCCAACTTACTTTTTGAATTGAAGATGTTTTGTTCAAATCCCGCTTTAACTAAAACCGCGTTCTCCGAACTTGTAAGAATTTTATGTCTTCTAACATAATAAGTTGACATTGTTTCACCTGAATTCGCATCGTTTAATACTTTTTTAAAGGTACCGGTAACTCCCTGATTGAATGTTGCACCTGTATAACCAATGTTAGTAATGTTAAAAATATATTCTTCACTACCAAAACCTGCGTCACCCAAACTTGACACTAAAAATAGTCGTTCCCCAACATAATCAAATGACAAATAAACATAGTCATTAACATTTAACCCGTGTGGCATGACACATCTAAAAGATATTACTCTAGCGGAGTCATTACTCCCAACAGAAATGATAAATGGAATTCCATCAGATGCAACCCAAGACCAAGATGCGGTTGTTTTGTTATCAACCGCTTCTAATTGTTTATTTGGGTTATTGTCATACGCATAACTCATATAGTGTGTCCAATTATATGTAGTCGCACTTTTGTTAACGAAGGTTAGATGGTTATTTGGTGGTTGAGTATACCCGGGGTTATTATTGTCAGTTCTAATAAAATCAAACTCAAAATATTGTGGATATCCCTCCCAAGGTAAGTTTGGGTTCACGGTTGCACTAACCGCATTTTGTATTGCATTTGCATAATACAAATTATTTTTAAATGGTGCGTAATTTGTTGAACCGACATAATTATTTTTAAATATGAACGAAAACTTACAAGTTGGTCTAAAAACTTGTGACGATTCCCTTTCCTCAATATAAACTTGTTGTAAATTTACATCAGCGGTTCTATCAAATTCAATGTTTTCTCTTTGTGTCTGTTCTAATGATATATTAGATATCATATCAACATTAGGAGAAACTTTGTTTCTCAATGATCCTAAAATAATTTTTGTTCCGTCGTCAATACCCATTACTCTAATTCTGTATCTATATATATTTTTATAAACCTATTTAATGCGGTTTTTCCATTTTTTAATCCAAAATAGAAATGATTTGGTGATCCAACTAACACTCCGTTAACCGATGGTAATACGGTAGATGGGTTTGGTTTTGCGATTGGTATCACGGGTTGTGGTGCCGGTGGAGCGGGAGGTGCCGCAAAATTTGTTATAAACCCATAATAAATATTAGGGAATGTTTGAGACATATCTGAAGTTTTAAAGTAATCATCCGTTACTACATCTAAATTTTGATATCCTCGTTTATAGAATCCGTTACCACTTGAATTCCCATCGTTATTGGTATACCAAGTATTTTTTTGATTACCAAAAATACTATTAGCGTTACTCATATCTATTTTCCATTTATATAACGGAACTTCTTGAGTGTCAGGATATCCAATATATGTTTGTAGTGGTGGATTTGTTTGAAAACTATATATATTAAATCCTGGAGATAATGCTCTTCTGTTTCTATATTCGTTTTCACTTGTATTATAAAATATTCCAAACACAGGTTCTCCGTTTGAATTTTCCGAAACCCATATATATTCATCAGGATAGTTACCCCCAATAAATGGATTGACTTGATATTCCGAATTTATTGAGAATGATTGTGCAATATCACCATCAATTCTATCTCCAGATCTTGTAAAGAATTGTTCAATACCCCCATTTTGTACTGACAATACTTGTTGTAAAAATGTTGAATTTACCATTCTTGAAATTATCCCTAATTGTAACACATCTGAACTATCTTGATATGATGTACTTCTTAATGTGTTTGCAACATATTTACCTGAAAAATTCGTGTTACCACATATTTCAGAAACAAATTCATCTCTTTTCCCTAAATCCATAATTGTGGTTGGAAATAATATTTGTCTTGTATTTTGAGAACTATCATTTGGTTGGTATCCCGTTAAATTAGTGAAAAAATTACTTATTGTTGGTTGTGGTCCACCAATAAACTCATTAATATTATCGGCATATGGTGTACTTCTGTAATAGAAATTATTACTAATATCATTAAACATTATAATATCTTTACAGAACCTATAATTAGGTTCTCCTATAATATTATAGGTTGTTTGTTTATTAAAAGCCGGCATATATAATGTCCCATTAATCCAATTGTTTTGGAACATATGTCCAAATACTCCTCTACAAGCACCGAATATAATTCTAAATCTTGTTTTCCATTCCGCTAAATATTTAATATCGTCAGGAATAGATAATATTAATTTATTATCAACAAAATAATAGCAACCCCCGTTAACTCGTTTATTCTCCCCGTCTTTACCCGTTTTATTATCTTCACAATTATCTGTCACACCAAAGTTACTTCCTGAACCTGAATAACATTTTAATGGAACCATACCATCACAATTAAATGTTTCTACAATTGTTGATGTGGCACCTGTTCCCAATTCACTAAACGCGTCCAAATCATTTAATCCTTGAACTCCACCTACCGCAGCACTAAAATTGGTTATTTGTCCTTGAGCGTCTATAGTGTAAAATGAAAAGTTATTATTTTGATGTAATGGGAATGAATTGTATCCCACCGTATCAGTAACATCAGATGTTGGTAATCTATCCGACCTAAAGATTAATCTTTGACTTGGGTTTATACTTGTTGTTATTGGTGTATAACCATTTACATTCATATTGTATGTGGGAGAGTAACATCTCGCTAATGGACTGTTTGTTATAAAAGTTGGACCCGAAACTAACCCTAAACCACCGTCATAACAAAGGTATTTTGTCGCATTTGTAACGGTAAATGAACCACCATCAACTCTTCCAATGTATTCATTAATTATACCACCACCCATTGTTGATGGTAATGTAGTTCCCCATCTAAAATTTTGGGTTTGACCATTACCCGCAGTAATTTGACCATTTAAATCAATCCAATTTGTTATTGTATATCCCGCATCATACGCACCGTGAACATACGATAGTGTTGATTTATCGGTGGATACATAATATTGTGGTGAATTAGTTGTAAATGCGGTAAATGCCGTAGTATCAACTGTAAAACCAATTGGTTGATGGAATAGATTCACATTAGTATTATCATTAGCATTGGCATGAGTTTGAGGTGTTTTATAGTCATAACTATACAAACCTCCATCATTCTGTTGTATTGGTATGTTTAAAAAATAATTACCTGTTACCGTAATGGTATTTAAAGGTTGTCCAAATAACTCCGATAAATCATATTTTATTTCTTGTTTTTCAGTATATGGGTCAACACCTCTAGTGAGGATTAATATTTCTTGAGTTTGATTATCATTAAACCAATACCAAGGTGGTGTATAAGAACTTTCCAAAGCATTGATATAACTTATTTTATTTTGATAAAAATACTTCCATAAAACCCCTGAACTTGTGACTGAAGGTCCTGCCCCGATAGTGGCAATAGGTAATAAAGGTCCTGCCGAAGTTAAATCACCCCAAGTATATCCGGTTATTATTTGATAATACTCTATCCCTGCTTTATATAGATATTCTTTTTCACTTTCAGTACTAACTACGGTTATATTTGGTGTAACATTGTTTCCAAATTCATCCATATATGTTAATGGTACTGTATAGTTACCAACTCCTAATGTAGTTCCTGTAATTGCATTACCGTTAAATTGATTTATAGTCCCTCCTGTCACATTAGGATCTTGTGTATTTTCAGGACTTGTAAACGCAATTACTTTACCAACCAATTGTTCAGTTGTTCCAGCGTCCACCAATAATAACATTGATAAATCTTGATAAGAGTTCCCACCATTACCAATTGTTGTTGATCCAACTAATGTGGGGTTTGGCGTAATCGTAATTCTATTTCTACCCGTCACATCAGAATACCTTTCTCTAATGTTTGCCATATTCATTGATTGTGCCAATGTCATACCATCACCAAATCTTTTAAATAATTGTCCTGAACCAACACCTGCCCCATCAGGTCCTGACTCCTCCCATATTGGTACTTTATAATAAACTCTAGCGGGATTAACTGCTCCCGCAAATATTTCTTGAGCTCCTTGATCCCAAATCGTTTGATCAGCAGAAGTAATGGTTATTCCACAAGGATTATTTGCCGGATTTAACGACCAAGTACCATAACTGTCCAATGTTCCCAAATCACTTAATAATGAAAGATTAATCCCCAATGCCGCAGCATTAAAAGAATTAGCAACAGAACTTTCCGCAACTAAACTTTCATCAGGACAAGAACAAGCCTCACAATCAGGATATGTCATCATAGGTAGAGATAATCTTTTAAATGGATTGTCGTCACTCAATGGAGTTAATTTATCCTGTTTACAATCCTTTCTATTTTCCTCTCGCCTAAGTGCGTTTAAACCTGTACAAAGACCGTAGATAACTTCGTTCACTAATTTTATAATAAAATTAATTAATTTTGAAACTATTGGGTATAATAATGCTAATACGTGATTAAGAACAATTATTATTATTAACATTGGTGTTATAATTGCAAGTAATAGTGAGAATAAAAAGAATAAAAAATCAAAATTTCTAACTAAATCGTTAACAGGTAATTTATTATTCTCACTTTGACAAGTTCTATCGGTAATTTCTTTTATACCTAAATGTCTTGCCCTATTACTACCATTTTTATATCTATCAATGAATGAGCTAATGGTATAAATTTTATTATAATTAAATTTGTAAAAACTATCCTCACAATTAATCGCCGCTTGGGTATCATAATAATCATCCCAATCTAAACTAAATGCGTATGATCTTAATAGATTAAATAATGGTTCTTCATATATTGTGAATACTATATCTATTGGTTGTGTATTATCAATCGGATTTGAATTGAAGGTGATTGTATTATTAACATTAGGTAATGGAACGCTTTCTAAACCTCCATTATATGGAACACCGTTTATTTCAATTGTTAGTTGTTGACTGTTTGTTACATTATTAAGGAAAAATCCTCCTTTAGGTATTGGACCAACTATTAAGGTTGTTAATCCAACAGGTATTGACGCTTGATATTCGCTAGTGTATGTGTCAGAATTTTTAAATGGGTCAGTATCAGGATCAGAACTATCCCATCCGTGTTCCTTAATGTTAGGAACCAAATAGTTTCCTCTCATAAAGTTATTCTGTAACCCTTCTTCGTTTTGCCACTTAATTTTAAATCTATATTTTGAAGTTGTTGGGATACCAACTTTAGGATCGTTAGATAACACTTGTTCCCCAAATTCATTGGTTGTTACATAATCCAAATTCATTGGTAAATTAACCAACCAAGTACCATCACTATCAATTATTTTACCATCTTGTTCTAACCTATATTGTTCAAGAACCGGATATCCATTATCGTCAGTGTTAATTGTTTGTCTAATTGCAAGTATTTGTCCTGGACCCGCAACTAAATCACACATATTACCTGTGTTAATTTTTGGTTTACAACTTTTCTTAAGTGCGTCTTCGTTTGTTGTTGAAAACATTGAACCCATAAAGACAGAAGTAGGTTGTATATTGATGTTTGCGGATGCCGTTAAATCGAAATCAACTCTTGTTATCCCTAATAAACAAATATCAGGTTCTCCCCACAATGGTTGGACACTCACAATTTTATTTAATGATCTAATTTGTGGTAATTCTTGTAAATTACTTGAGGTTTTGAATTTACTTCCGTCAACCTGTGACTCTGTTGCTAAACCTGAATTAACCAAGTCCTGTGGTGATAATGAAAAACAACCAATATCCGATAAATCAACATCCATAAATATTGTTTGTTCTCCCGTAGGAACTCCAAATATCATATAGTCACCACTCTCATTTGTTTTTACGGTAAATTTATAATATTTGTCATAAACTTCCACCAAAGTGGAGTCAGTTAACACATCTTCTCTACTTGGGAATGTCCCTGTCGCAGAATGTCCTTGATATGAAGGTTCGTAAGGTAATAAATTATATCTATAACCATCCTCATTTAAATCATCAATGTTTTTATACGGATATAATTGTGAAATGATTGGATTTTGTGCGTCTTCGTCAGTTATAGGAATGAATACCGAAACTTTGGCGTTAGGAACACCAAATCCTCCGTTTACTAAAACTCTACCAACAACAACACCATAATCAGAACACATACGAGTATATATATCATTCTGAAATATCTTCAAAGATAATATCTCCAAGTATTCAAAATCCTGATCTAATTGTATTTTAATGGATTTGTCAACACCTGGTTGGGTTCTAATTCTATATGATTTTGGCATTAAATTCTTTTTTTGATAAATAGTTTATTTCCTATTTTCAAAAAATAATTCTTTTATTCCAAAAATAAATCATCAAGAGAAATTGACGGTTTTTAAATTGAGAACTCTAACATTAATATCCTTGTTTGGATATCTAATTTGATAGATTTGAGTAGGCTCCGCAAATATTGTATCCGTCACTAAACCAATCTCTTTAGTTGCCGGATCAGAATATGGTTGAGATGTTTGAGATGAAGAATATTGTCCCCCAACATTATTAATAAAACTCATATTAGAAATACTAATAACCCCGTTTTCACTTTGGATTAACCTTCTTATTTCGGATACATAGACATTCTCCCCCATTTGTCTTTGTAATGGACTAAAGTATGTTGAGATTATGTCAATTATTTTTGCAACAACTGAACCTTGATTTTGACTTGCATCCAACACCACATCAACATTAACACTTAAGTCAACAACATTCGCAGTTTCAATTGAAATGTAGTCGTTTATCATTCTATAATTAGATAGGTAATTGGCAACATTACTTTTGAGTGTATTTGATATCACTTCGGTTAATTTACCTTCGGCGTCATAAGATAACATTTTTATTTTTATCTTATTGTTTTCTTCAGTAATCGCAACTTTACCAGGTGCCCCGAATTGTGACGGCATATTCCTTAAAATTGATTGGTAATCATTTATAGTTACCGCTCTGTTTTGTGCCGCGAAATTATATGTAACAAATTGTCTCACCTCCTCTGTTGACGGTGCGTTAGCCCCTCCAATTGCCGCAGTGACATTATTACAAGACAATGAATTAATAACCGTTGTATTGACAGATTGTGAAGGACCATTTACATAGAATGAAACTGTCCCTATTTGGTTAATAACATTAACACCTAAATTAGTTCCTTGTCCACCACCAACTCTATACTGAATGAATAATGTTGTGTTGGATTTTAATGCGGCTCCTAACGCCAAATTATTAATGTATTTACTCAAATCTAATTGATATCCATTTCTCGCAAAATCTCTTAATTGTTCGTCCGCAGAAACATTACCCCCACCAAAAGTTAACTTCATAAATCCTTCGGGAGTGTATTCGGTAATAAATTTAGTATTTGTTTCAATGTATTTACCAACTTTAATTCCTGGCTGATCAGAAACCTTTGTTGGATCCTCAACAAATACTCTATTCTCCGCCAATGCCGGTACTTCATACCATCTATCATTTAAACTTAAGAACTCTTGTGTATTTGGAACCGTTGAGTATTGTGTTCCGTCTTTTAATAAAATACTTGTAACACCTAAAACATTTTTTTCAGGTAAGAAAAGTTCAAAGAAAGGTTTAACATCATTTGGTGTTATAACTCTCCTAAAAACTTTAGTTATACCATTAACAACTACTTCTCTTTTTACTATTGTATAATTGAGTAACTTACCGCTAGCATCAAAATTAGGGATTTTTAATCTATTTGGTGATCCTTCAGAATTAATAGGTGATGAAAAATCAATATCGTAAACGGTTTCAAAAGGTTGTCCCGCACCATTAACTTGTGAACCTCTTCTCAATATACCACAATATCTTAAATCTTCTCTGTCACCAAATGCGGGAACCGTAATAGACAAATCAACCAACGCAACCGAAGGTCTTAATCCCGGTATTTTTAAACCATATGTTCTCGCAATGTTATATATTGATGATTTTTGTTGTGCGTATTGTAACACAGTTTCTTGGATACTTCTATCAATATTAAAGTGTAGGTTATCAGTTACCGCGGCATTCAAATCTAACATTACCGAGAATATCCCAGCGTCATTAAAATTCTGAACTAAATCGGGATAATAAGTTCTTGTAAAGTTTATTAACTCTGTTCTTATTCCCTGAAAATCTCTCGTTGTGTACGATATTTTTTTATTTGCCATATTCTATTAAATATTAATAATAACAAAATCACTTGATTCAAAAGCACTATTAGTGGTTTTATAGTCAATTCTAATTTTTGCCGTATGTTCTAATTGTGATATATTTGAGACGGTAAATTCTCTTTTATCCTCACCATTTATGTATGTTCCTTTGTTTTCTTCTTCCATTGATGCGTCGGTTATCTTAACATCAGTCACCAATAACCCCGGCATATAATTTGAAACCGAATCTCTAATCTCCGACTCTATTTCCGCAAATGTTGGACCGTCCAATGGTTCAAAGATGTATTCATATAATCTTGTTCCAAAATCAGGTAAAAAATATCTAGTTCCTTTTCGGGTTAATAATAAATGTATTAAGTTACTTCTAACCTCTTCATCTTTAGTGTCAGAACAATCTAAATACTTACCAACATACGAATCTTGAAAGGGGAAATTTATCCCATATGTAATTCCATTTGCCATATCTAATAAATATAATGTTGGGAAGTTTTATATAAATAAAAAATCCCAACATAAGTCGGGATTATATTTTAGGATCCACATCCAAAACAATCAAACTCTGAATCTTCAGGTTTTGGTGGTAAACCATCGTTAGAATATTCAACTTTTGGTGGTTCAGGGGTTACCTTTGGTTTCTCTACTCTTGAAGTGTTTATTGCCAAATGTTTAGCTCCTGTGGATATCGCTTTAGTTCTAACATAATAACATAAAGTTTTTAACCCTTTTTCCCAAGAGTGGAAATGTGATGAGGTAATCTTTGATAATGTTGGATTAGCCATATAAATGTTCATGGATTGAGATTGATCAATAAATGGTGCTCTGTCTGCCGCCATATCAATTAACTCTCTCTGTGATATCTCCCAAATTGTTTTATATTTAGGGATTAAATGTTCAATTCTTTTAACTTTTTTGTTATAATGTTTGTCTTCAGTATCCAAATAGTTGTTAAAGTTAATATTTTGAATTGAACCTTCATTAATGATGATTTCGTTTTTCAAATCTTCTGACCAAATACCTAATTTTTCAAAGTCATTAATTAAATATTTATTAACAATCATAATTTCACCACCAACTACTCTTCTGTTAAATAAAGCCGAGTGTGCGGGTTCAGTCATTTCAAATGAACCAGTAATTTTAGCGGAAGACGCAACAGGCATTTGAGCAGTAAATAACGAGTTACAAACACCATATTTCTTCACATCTTCTTTAAGTTGGTTCCAATCCCAATATCCTGACAACTCACTTTCTTTCAAATCCCACATATCAAATTGGAATATTCCTTGTGACATCGGTGATCCGTCAAAGAATTTGTATGGTTCGTATTCTCCGTTTTTACAAAGTTTATTACTTTCAAAAATCGCAGCATAATAGATAGTTTCAAAAATTTGTTTGTTCAAAATTCTCGCTTCTTCTTCGGTAAAAATCAAATCAAGAAGATAAAATACATCCGCCAATCCTTGAGTCCCAATCGCAATTGCTCGTTGTTCCAAACCACCTTTAAGTCCTTTTTCCGTTGAGTAACTATTGATGTTAACCACTTTATTTAATGCTCTAACAACTTTTCTTACTTCCTCAAATAACAATTGGAAATCAAATTTATTGTTTTGAATAAAGTTCTTTAACACCATTGAAGATAATGTGCAAATTGCAGTAGTTTCTTCATCAGTGTATTGATATATCTCATTACATAAGTTTGATTGTTTAATCACACCAATATTTTGATGGTTTGTTTTTCGGTTGGCACTATCTTTAGAACATAAATAAGGAACGCCCGTTTCAATCTGTGATTCATAAATTTTACCCCAAATATCTTGAGCTTTAACTTTTTTACCTAATCCAAGAGCAACTGCCTCTTTATAAACACTTTCGTATTCATCACCATAACACTCCTGTAATGGTGTAAGTCCCGCCTTTATAATTTCATTAGGACAAAACAAATACCAATCACCATTTTCTTTAACGGCTCTCATAAAGTTATCAGGAATCCAAAGTGCGGTAAATAAATCACGAGCCCTTAATTCTTCAGCACCTGTATTCTTTTTAATATCAAGAAGATCTATAATATCTTTATGCCAAGGTTCCAAATAAATCGCTGCCGATCCAGGTCGTCTTCCTTGTTGATTAAAGAATCTTAATGATTCATTAACAATTTTAAGATATTTTAATAACCCACCCGCATAACCACCTGAACTAGTGATTCTACTTTCTTTACTTCGGATGTTAGACATAGATAAACCAATACCCGCAGCATCTGATGAATAGGTTGAAATATCGTTTAATGTGTTCAACAATCCGTTTCGTGAATCTGAATTATTATAATGTAACACACAAGATGCTAATTGGGGAACTTTAGTTCCTGAATTAATCATAATTGGTGTTGCCGGTGAAATTCTTTGTTCTGAAAGTGATTTGTAATAATCTAACGCCTCTTCAAATGTGTTAGTCACCCAAAGAGCAACTCTCATATACATATGTTGTGGTCGTTCAACTACCTCACCCGTCGGCATCTTTAAAAGATACATTTCTTGTAATGATCTCCAAGCAAAATAATCAAAGTTGTAATCATTATCGTGATGGATTACCGCATCTATAATTTGTTCACCATATAAATCAATAGTTTCAATTAACTTATCGTTAACAACACCGTGATTATTCAATAATTTCATAGTTTGTGAAAAACTATCATTTGTTTCTTTATGATATGATGATATCGCAACTGATGATGCTAATCTTGAATAGTCGTGGTGACTACCAGTATAAGATGCCGCAATTTCATATACCAACTTATCAAGTTCTTTTGTTGTAATTTCCCCTTCGGTAGGTACTGATGTGATAACTTTAATGAATATTTCATCAGAATTGACATTCAAACCTTTTGATGATCGTTTAACACGATTATAAATTTTTTGTGGATTAAACGCCGCCGAATCTCCACTTCTTTTAATAATTTTTAATGACATAGTTTTTTATTTTTTTTTAGAAATCGTCTGTAAATGATATTCCCTCGTTCAATTTAGCCTTTTGATATTCCATTGTTCTTGATTCAAAGAAATTACCTTTAGTTTCAACTGCAATTTGTTCCATAAATTTAAATGGTTGTTCAACATTAAACTGTTTCTTACATCCAAACTTAACCAATAATCCGTCAACAACAAACTCAAGGTATTGTTTCATTAAGTTAGAATTCATACCAATAAGTGACACTGGAAGTGATTCAGTAATAAATTCTTTTTCAATTTCAAGTGCCGATAATAGGATTTCTTTAATTCGTTTTTCAGATGGTTTGTCTTCACAGTGGTTATTTAATAAGTGAATTGCAAAATCACAGTGTAGGTTTTCATCTTTGAATATTAAGGAGTTTGCGTTACACAATCCTTGCATTATACCTCTTGATTTTAACCAAAAAATTGAACAAAATGAACCTGAAAAGAAGATGCCTTCAACCGCGGCAAATGCTACTAATCTTTCTTGGAATGACGCATTTTCAATCCAATCCAACGCCCATTTCGCTTTCTTTTGAACTGCAGGTAACCTGTCAATTGCGTTGAAACACTCGTCTTTTTCTTTCTCATTATTAATGTAGGTATCAATCAGTAAAGAATACATTAATGAGTGAATGTTCTCCATTGCCAACTGAAATCCATAAAAGAATTTTGCTTCAGGATATTGAACTTCTCGGTAAAAGTTTTCTGCCAAATTTTCATTCACAATACCGTCAGATGCCGCAAAGAACGATAATACATTCTTAACAAAATATTTTTCATTATCTGTCAACTTTTCCCAATCACGAATATCATTCGTTAAGTCAACTTCTTCAGCCGTCCAAAACGCCGCTTGGTGTTGTTTGTAAAATTCCCAAATATCATTGTGTTCAATTGGGAAGATAACAAACCTACTAGGATTTTCTTCTAAAATTTTTTCCATTCTAATAATTTTTAATTGTTTTGTTCTTTTTGTTTTCTTTTATCCATCAACTCTTTAACTCGTTGGCGTTGTCTTTCCTCTTTTTGCTCTTCAACACCTAAAAAAGTCATAGAACTTTCGGTATCAATTTCCAACATACCATTATCAAATTTGCAGTTTTCAAACACAACACCATCGTCACCAATTCTTGATTTGGTTATTGCGATAGTCGCTAATTTCATTTCTTTTTGTTGTAGTGACTTTGCGACAGAAATGATTACGTGTCCAACTTGTGCCTTTTTAATAGAACCACCCATTTGATCTGTTGTAACAACATCTGATGATATGGAGTTTCTATTACCTTGAGTTGCAGTCCATCCAGCAATATCAAGTTCGTGACACATTGATTCAAATCCCCTCATTACGGAACCCTCACTTTTCCACTCATCACCTAAATTTTTATCAGGAACAACACAATCAATATAATCTAATAAAATCATATCAATTTTTTGTCCGTCAGCAATCATTTTTCTAACTTGATTTTTTATTTGTGACATCGTTACTGTGTCCGATGGCAATTTTTTCATAATCAACTTGTTAGGCATACTCTCTTCAATTTCCTTTACTTTTGCCATTACTTCATCTCTTTTTTCTGACAATTCGTCAGGATGAATCTTTGTCCAAAGAGTAAAATGTTTTCTTTGAATTATCTTTGAGTTGTCTTCAAAGAATATCTGAAGAACGTTGTTTCCCATATTAAATGCGTGATTAGCAATCTTGGTTAACAAAGTTGATTTACCAACACCTGTTGGTGCTAAAACAACTCCGATTTCACCTTTCGCCAAACCACCTTTTAATAATCTATCAATACCAGGAATTCCCATTGGGATTGGATGTCTATAGTCGTCATCCAAAACTTGATCCAAGTTACTAAAAACACTTTGAGTATTTGTGTCTTTCTCCCCTACTTGGAGTGCTCCTCTAAACATTTCTTCAATGGTGTCATAGTTTTCAAATTCACCACCGTCAACGATTTTTTGAGCCTTACTCATTACTTTTACTACCTCTTGTTGTTTACAAAACTTAAGAGCCTTTTCTTGAACAAAATCCCCCCCCTCAATAGGTGCATCCTTAATTTTGGTAATCATATCCAAAACCACTTTGGATGCCATTTCCTGTTGAAGTTCCGATTTGGTAACTTGTTCTAATGTGTCAAATGATGGTGTATGATTGTATTTTTTATAATACTCTCTCACCATTTGAATGATGATTTTGAAATACTTGTTTTCAAAATAACTTGGTTCAATCACATCAATAATTGAGTGTGAAAAATCCTTGTCTAAAATAATTTGATTCAGTAATTGAATCTGAAATTTGTTACCTAAATAATCAAAATTTTTGTTTGTCGCCATAGTTTTTAATTTGTTTTGTTAAGATAAATAGTATCAAACTAAACTAAATCCTCCATACTCAAAATTAAAATTTTTACCTGAAAAAATGTCAGTTAAGTCAGATAACATACCTTTTAGTTGTGGGCGTAGATCCACGGTGTATCTTACCTTTGGGGGGTATACTTTTGCGTCAAACATTCTATGACAAATTGTCATATCTCCAACTCTAATTACTATGTGGAAATTCTCATCACCATCAGTATTTGATGTGTTTAAGACATCAGGATTCTCCTGAATTTCATACTGATTGTCTAACATATAAACAATCGTTCTCATCTTTAAATCGTTTTTTAATCTAGTACATAAATCCTCAATGTATTCATATACATCAAAAGAATTTCTTGATTTAGGATTAAATCCTCTAACATTAAAGAACCTTTGAACGATAATGTTTTCGTTACATTTCAATAAGAATTCCACTTTTGTAAAATCTAAATCTTTCATAAATTTGTTTTTTTGTTTCTGTAATTTGTTTTTTCTTTTCTTGTTAATTTTAAAAATGGTTTCAAAAAATTCACCCAAGCGTCGTCACCTTTTGGTAGGTATTTAAAGAATCCGTCTTCCATCATCATTTTAATTAAGTTTCTATATCCCCTTCCGTCAGGATCTAAAGTTTCTGAATAATACAATTCAACTAACTTCTTACCTTCTTCATTTATTAACGGATTAGATAAATCAACTAATATCTGATTTATAGTGAAAAACTTATCCCCAAGTATCCCCTCTTTGGTTTTCCCACTTGATAGATTATTCAAAACAACACTTTTATTTTGGTTCTCTAACAACTTTCTACCTTTGTCTAAAATATCGGTGAATGATACTTGCGAATCAAGTATCTCGGGAAATAATTTAACTAATGTTTTCTCACCAAGTAAACTGATACCATCAATGTTGTCTGATGTGTCACCAGCAACTATCTTAAATGTCTTTATATTATAGTGAGGAATACTATGTTCTTTGATTTTTATTTTATCACCATTTTTATAATATTGTTTTTGTTGTGGGGAATATATCGTTACTCTTTTTGAGATAAGTTGGGTAAGATCTTTATCCGATGAAAAAATTGTCTTATCCTCGTCTTCGGATATTTGACAATAATACGCAATTAAATCATCCGCTTCCGAATTTTCAACTTCCAATTGTCTAACAAACATCTCTTCAAGATATTGTTTCACTCTTTGTTTTTGATTGTTGAATGAATACACTTTGTCTTCAGTGTAAGATGATTTACGATTTCCCTTATATTTTGGGTATAGTAATCGTCTTTGGGATGAATTTTCGTCTCCATCCCAAAAAACAACCACTTTATTGAAGTAGGACTCCTCCAAGAATTTGCGTAGAGTATTTAGGAAATGCCAAATACCCCCGACGTGTTCACCTTCATTAAAGAAATCTTTAACTCCGTGAAAACCTATTTTTAATAAATTGTTGCCATCAACAATTAATGTTTTGTTCATTTTAATACGATTAACTCGTTCTACAATATATTTTTACCTTTTTTTAAATTATCTCCAGCCCATAGTGGTTGGAGATTTGTGTAGTGACATAGTTCATACATTTCTTCTTCAGTATTTGCGGAAGATAATGGAATTATGTGATCAATATGCCACCCAAATAATCCGTGGTTATCCCAAGACATCTCTTTGGTAAATTGATTTTGTAAATATTCTTTTAAGAATTGGGGTGAACAACCAACAATGTCAAAAGTTTTTTGTGATCTATATTTTAAATATCTGTTAACTGAATTTCTCATATCAACTTTAAGTTTAAATAACACATCTATTTTTTTTCTTTCTTTATTGTAGTTATTATAGTAATTAGGATTATTTTTATTAAAATTTTGTCG